CCCCACACGACCTGCCAGTAGTCTGACATGTCGAATCGGCTACCACAGATTTTTACTGTGGTAGCCGATTCGACATGTCAGACTACTGGCAGGTCGTGTGGGGGCGTGGTCTTGAGTACGGAGTGGCTCTCCGGAAAATGACCGCGTCCCGGCTGGGACTGGCCGATGTGCCCCTCCCCGCCGAAACGGTCCCCGCTATTGTCCGGGGGGATCGACCCGGGTCTCACGCTTCCCTATTGGCTTACGACCTTTGGAAACCTACTTCTGCAACGCCGTCGTGGGGCGAACAATGGGGGGCATGTGTCAAAATATTGACCATGCCGTTTGCCTCACTCAAACACGGCGCGCAGGAACGCATCAACCCGCTCATCAACAAGATAGAGCAGATGCGTAAGCCGTTGCTATATGTGACGGCCATCGGGCTATCTGTCGGTGTCCCATGGTGTCTTTATAGATATCTGACTCATTACACCGTGAGTGAAATATGGGACCACATGGTCAACACCGACGAAATGCTCGGAACAGGTCAAGTGATCGACTCCACCGGGGCTTTAGTACCACGGCCGACGGATGATGAATTCAACCAGGCTGTTACGGACTATTGGGATCGCTGGACCTGGCGCGGCGAACTGATGCGGTTTCTCGAGAGGATTGGTGTTTCGCCAGTGCTCACACAGAGAATGCGTCGTCGCGCCGAACGCGTGGCCGCAAGACGTCGTACGGACAATCAACTCTTAAGGTACCGTGACAAGATCATGCTTGTCCGGGCCGAAGTTTACGCCACCTTGGGTAAAGAGAGTATCCGTGATGACACACCAACCGCCCGTCTCACAGTGGCACGTGTTGTAGAGGAGAAGATGAACGCCATGGCTATTGACATCCTCACACGCGAGCACATTCGTGAGGCTTGTGTGAATGTGTGTTTTATTGACACAGTATTCGACAAGTCTGGGCAGGCCATCTTGCTTGGCCCACCGCGACGTCCCATCTGATGGGGCCCCGTCTGCCACGAAGGATTCGATACCAACATTGACTATCGTGGTTCTGACATTGTTGGTTCGTCGGGGATCGAAGTCGTGGCAGGTGTGGGTAAGTCGCGTTCTATCCACCGCAGTTACATCGAGTTGGTGGGATTGCGGAGGATCGATTGTAGATATATTGTACATAACAACAGTATTGTAAATATACTGCGCGCGTTGGTGGAGCGCGTGTATAATGTGGAAGTAGTCATGGCGGATGGCAGCAAGGGGCTACGGGCGCCCCCCATGACCAACCGGAGGACGTTTTTCAGCAGGATGTCGGCATTTCGTAACGAGCTTCTAGCCAACATTGCACCAGTGAGTAGGATGTCACACAGAGAGTTTGTGGAGACGTCGCCTGCTCACAAACGCAAGGTTTATGAGTATGCTCACGCCGACTACCTAAAACGGGGCATGTCGCCACGGGCTGCATGGGTGACTTCATTTGTAAAAGCGGAAAAGGTTGCAGTTAAAGCTGACAAACCTGATCCAGCACCTCGCATCATACAGCCGCGTGGCGTGGTTTTCAACCTCATCTTTGGGTCGTTTATTCGGCCGGCTGAGAAACAGATATACAAGGCGATCGACCGCGTCTACGGTCGCCCTACTGTCATTTGTGGACAAAACGCGCAAGAGACTGCCAGCATGTTACATGACGCATGGACAGAAATAACTGATCCAGTAGCGCTCAGTTTGGATCTGTCTCGCATGGACCAACATGTCTCTGTTCCGGCCCTTAATTGGGAACACAGTATATATCGGAGAATATACAAACACGACACATGCTATGACACATTGGAATGGTGTCTACAGCGGACTGTCAAGAATATCGGCCGAGCATACGTGGCCAATGAGCATGGATCGCGTTACACAATTAAGTACAGCAAGAATGGATCACGCATGAGTGGTGACATGAACACGTCGTTAGGCAACAAAGTAATAATGTGTGGGCTATTATACTCATACTATGTAACTTATTGTGGCCTAAAACCTCGTGTTGACATCAACGTCGTCGACAACGGTGATGATTGCGTCGTCATAATATCACGCACTGCGTATGCCTTGCTATTACGTCGTACCCGATGCAGCAAACGCTTAGAGACATTAGCGTTGACTGACCCTGATAATTGGCAAAGCGTCTACCTCGCCACCCGCGAGGTAGAAGTTGAGCCTTCACTTCAGGATGTCACCACATGGTTTCTGACGATGGGTTTTACACTTAAGGTTGAGGGTTTCACTGACAAATTTCAACATATCGATTTTTGCCAGACCCGCCCTTGTTTCATAGACGGCCGCTGGATCATGGTCCGTGGATTGAAGGCACTTAGTAAGGACTGCTATTGCCTGAAACACAAGGACTATTTACAACGGTGGCTGTCACAGGTGAGAACTGGGGGTCTCAATACATATGGATCTACACCCATCTACAGTGCCTTTTATGGCTCATTCCCTGAAGGTAAGGACACTGGCCGCAATTTACTTGTCGACAGTGGACTATATTACCTTTCGCGTGGGATGACCTCGGGTATGACTGTTACTGACAGTAACAGACTGTCTTTCTTTGAGACGTTTGGCGTGACTGAACGGGAGCAAGTCGCAATTGAACGTTACTACCAAAGTTTGACATTCTCGGATCAACCTGATCCCAATAACCCCGGTCTACTACTTCCACTTCCCTGGCTTGGGGCCTAACCGGTCAGCCTTCCACTCTTGCCAGGCAGCACTTTAGTGCACCATGTGTAGCAACCCACACAGCAACGACGCCGGGCTCCCTATATAATTGACAGGAAGTTTATTATAATACCCGGGACTCACACCCTATATCAAGTGAGATGAAGAATGCAAACAATAAGAAGAACAACAACAACAACAAGCCGCCCCAACCCAAACGGATGTTTCAGGGCGGTGCTGCCGATAGTTTATCCGCGAAGATCGATCGAGTATTGTCGCGAATTCCTAAGGGCTCTTTTGCAGCTGCTGGGGGTGCTCTTGGAGGACCCGTCGGCTCGGCAGCAGGAGCGGCCCTATCGACAATCACCGGGTACGGCGACTACGTCGTGTCCCACAACACCATTACCAAGACAGGCGGGTCCGGTGCAGTAGACATCGTGCCCAAATTCAGCGGTAAAGGTGGTGTGGACTCGAATGTGCGCATTACCCACCGCGAGTACATTGGTGAAGTCACGGCACCCGAGGGTACCGGATTCAACGTGACTCAGTATGCCATTACTCCCACCAATGCGGAGCTATTTCCTTGGCTCGCTGCATTTGCCAGGAAGTTCCAGAGGTGGAAGGTGCATGGAATGGCTTTCTATTACAAGTCGACCAGCACAGACTACAACAACAACGGCATCATCGCTATGACAGTCAATTATGATCCCTCCGAACCTAGTTACATCAGCATGCAAGGCATGATGAACTCTAAGTTTGCGGTATCGACTAAGCCATCGATGAACCTTGCTGCTCCTGTGGAATGTGCTCCATCTGAGTCACCGCAAGCTGGTTACTTCATTGAGCACGGAGTTGAGACCCTCGGTGCTGAAATCCGGCAGACCTGCAAGGGTATGCTGAACGTAGGCACCGACGGGCTTAGCGTTGCTCCAGGGACCATTGTGGGGCAGCTCTACGTCACGTATGACATCGAATTGATGTATCCGTTCCACAGCAATGTCCAGGAGCCACCCAATCCGTTTGGATCTTCGAGCACATTCCTTGTAGGGGCAGA